GGTTGGTTACCAGCGTCTAAGAATCTAATTGTAGAATATGTATCAGAGCTTGTAGGTGTTCCAACTCTACCTACAGGATCTGCTATAACATCTACTTGTGATCCAATTTCATAATCTACTACTTTTCTATATCGAACTTCAACATCTTGCGGAACTGTACCACCAAAGGTGATATTTTGTCCACTTACAAAGTATCTTCTCCACTTATCCCATGAAGCAGAAGTTGCTGTTGCTCCTGCAAGAGTAGTGCTTTCCGACATAGTATGTGGAATACTTTGATAAGATACTGAAAGATCTACGCCTGCAACGGGTGCAGTAGTAAATGTAATAGTACCTCTAGGTGAACCATGTTCTGTAACTGTTGCTGCTAGTCCATCCCATGTTAATGTATATTCACTGGTAGGTCTACCAATAGTATCTTGATCATAGAATACTTCAAACGATCCTGATGCTGTTACTGGTTGTCCATTCCAATCCTTCTGATTAGTATTAGTTTCAACTAATATAGAAGCAAGATATGAATTATCTCCAGCAGCAGTATACCCTGTAGTAGCTGTTGTAATAACATTACTACCAGCAGCTATAGCAGTTTTAACTAATGTTGAGTGGTCACCTATACCTGCATCACCATCATCCATACATTGTGCTGCATCCCAGTTGAATGCTGTAGTACTTCCATCTCCAGTTCCTACATATAATCCAGTAACTGATTGACGGATTTCGGATACTGCTGTAGTTCCTGATGGACCATAAGAGTAGTCACCTGTTGCATTATAATCCTTCAATGCATTCATTGTAGTGTAACCACTTCTATTAGCCATGTTAAGTGCAGTATTAGCTAGAGCATCTGAATTTCCTCCACCTACTGGAAGACCTTCTGCTGCTCCAACATCAGATATAGAATATACTCTATTTAAAGTTTGTATATCGTTACCTGAAGTATACCCACCCGAAGGTGCTGCATTATCAAGCCAGTTGTTCTGATATATACTATTTCCACCAGAACCTAATTCATCTAATGTTGCTGTAAAATTTGTAACTCTGTCAGCAAGAGTAATTGAATGTCTACCTGTTGAATCTTGGTATACACCAGATGCTGCAGGAGAAGTTCCTGCTACATCATATCTTACTGCCATTTCATATGCTGCTTGTAGTTGTCTAAATTCTGCTACAACTATGTCATTAAGGTTAGGGTCGGCATTGATAGCTGTAACTAGTTCTGCTACATTATGTACGTCTGCTTGTACATTATCACGATTGGAATCGTAGTCAAATCTTGAAGTAATACCTGTCTTGGGATTAAAGATTTCTATAACTTGATTATCTCTATATCCTAATGAAAGGTGATTATAGATCTCACCGGGCTGTCTTGCAGTTAATAGAAGAGCATACGCTCCAGTATCTTGTGACTCGTCAGCTAAGTTAGATCCTGCTGTTTCTGCTATTTCAAGAGTAGCCTTTGTACCACCGTCTAATCGCAGTCCTCTAATATCTAGAACTGCAGCTCCTGCTCCGATGAATACTTCTTCGATTCCTCTGATAAGTGAACCACCAGAAAAGTTGCCCCATACTGCTTTAGCTTCATCTACATTTCTAACAGCAATTGGAACGTTAGGTGGACCATCTACTGCCGTACCGATAACCAAGACAGAAGGTGCTCCTTGCAACGCTTGTCTGGGTTGCGAGAAGTCAGTGTCCTTCCAAATTGAACTTACCCCTGGAAGATTGGCCAAGGTTAATCGCCTCCTTGGTAAAAGGAACAGTAGTTCCCTGTACGACTATTTAAGAGGAAGTAGCAACGGGTTTTACTTGCACCCTTGCTGTTTCCATTACACGAGTTGCCCAATCAGGATATAATGTTCCCTGATCACGGGCTTGTTCTAATGCAATTCTTATACTTTTGAGTCTAGAAACTTCTTCGAAAGTAACTTCTTCGCTCTTCATATAATACTGCACGGATCTTGCTATGATACCATTTCTAAATTGTAATAGAAATGAATCCCGCAGTCTCCTTTCGAAATACCATCTACTGATTCCATATTTGATAAGAGTATCTGCATGAACTGTCATAGTTTTCATAAAATTAGTAACCAGTCTTTCGGCACTAAAGTTTGTTTTAGCAAAACAATCAAACTGTATAATACTATCAAACGTTTGACCATAAGTTACTATTTGTGTTTCCGGGACGAGTACTCCTTCAGCTAATTCTCTATTGTTAGGAATATTGTCTTCACGGAATCTGGGTCGTAATTCTTTTCGTCTACCGAACTTTTGAGCACTAGTAGAACCTGGTTCCATTCTTATAACGCTCCAAGCAATTGTCTCATCGTTCATCTGTGGTGCATCTTCTACTGTTTGTTGTAATGTTGAGTCTACTAAGTAATCAGGATATGCTGGAGTGAAATCAATATCGGGACTATTTATACTTAGTATCTGATAAATTAAAATCATTGCATCTTCTATAGATGCGGGTCTGTCTGCTCTACTACCAAGGTTAGGATCTTTCCATTCCCCAATATTATTTTTCGCTACATCATCTGTAACTATAGTTTTAATAATGTCATCTGCAGCCATTATTGTCTACCTATTACTTCAATTCCACATATACATGCGTAGAACTCTACTCTACCGCCATCCGATCTGAATGGTTCTACTAAGTTTATATTCCATGCCTGTACGTATGGTGGAGATATATCTGAAGGTTCTGGTACTCCTTCGTAATCGATCTCATAAATTAAGTCTGTTTGCTTTGGTTTTATATCATGAGCTAGATAGAACTGTCTATATACTACTGGTATGTTTCCAAGTGGTGTCTCTTGTTCTACTTTGAATCTTGATGCAGTTACCGTTAATGCTCTTTTGTTAGTTCTTACTAGTTCATCTACAAACGGATACGACTGACCTCCAACTCCTTCTCCAGTGGGGGTGAAATATTTACCCTTACCTGTAGTTCTATTATATGATTCTGCGTATTGACTTGTATCAAATCTTCTATATACTACCCAATAACCGTGACCTTGATTATCTTGATCGCCATTAATTAAACAATCGAACTCTTCTCTAAGATCTACTCCTCTAGCTCTACTTCCAAATCTATCAACTTGAATAGTATTCTCAGAACCCTTTCTAAATAGATCTAATCCCAATTTAATTCACCAACGGAGCATTGTTTACTGTATATGTATATTGTCCCCAATGTAGTCTTGTTGGGAGCTGGGCACCATGTAACCATTTCTCTATGACTTGTTGTCTTCCATATGAATCTTTTAATGAAGCAGGACCATCACATATATATGTATCTCCATGATCGAGAAGCCTTGAGTGTTCTGGTTGACCGTATTTGTTTCTTGTAGCTATTAGTGGTTTTACTCTTCTTCCATTAGTTCTTATAAAACCCATTGCTTCATTAGCATTTTCTTGTAATGCTTTAATGGTATCATTCATTAAGTTTTTAACGGATGTAACATCGGCATCTATACTTAGATCTCCAAGATGTTTTGCTCCAGCTTTAAGTGCCATTGCAGAAAACTCTTGTCTTATTACATCTACTGCAGTCTGACATGTTACATAGTCAGTGACATAGTATGGTACTGGACTGTACACAGTATTACTATGGTATATTGTTATCTGTCTTGAGTGTTGTAGTGCAACTCTTCTAATTGTATCATCGGGTATTTCAGCTACGAATGGTCCAGCGAATAATCTAACCAGTACATCTGTTGTGTACATTGGATAGAACTCGCTCATAAAAGACTTACTTTCATCTACTAGAGTAGGTGCATATCCTGATGCAGTTGCACCTGCTTTCAATGTTACTGTATATTCCGCATTATTAGCAAGAAAGGTTGTCTGTCCACTAGCTAGTGCGCAGTGAATGGCATTGCCGGATGCTGTAATGAGATATCCAGAGGGACCAGCAATATGATCACCCGTTAAGGAGTAACCAAGTACATCTGTCCCTTGTATATTGAAATAGCCCGAAAGCGTACTAAAGGTACCCGAAGGTGAACCATTTAATACAATTTCTAAAGTCTTTAAAGCTGTACCTATCTTTCCGTCACCGTGTTCTATAGTTCCGCTAGCATTTGTCAGCAAAGCATTCCATAGAGTTGGTGTCCGAGTAACTACTTGAGCAGCAACTCCTGCTGCCCATTCTACCTCTGCTCCTCCTACTAATTCCGTATTAGTAGTTGTAAAATACCATACAAAGGGATCTAATAAATCATCTCCATCAACATTTTTAATTCCTGGAGTGGGAACTGAAACTCTATATCGCGTGTTTATCTGTAAATTTGCTTCCGGTAGGAAGACGAGCTGGGTTTGTGCACCTGAGCTTACAACAGTACCACGAGGTACATCCAGTGACTCATCCTCTATTACAGTGAGAGCCATTGGATTTATAGAGTTTCTATCTACTTTTTCATTAAACCCTACTTCTATATTAGAGTTTACTGTAACTAGATGTCCACTAGGTGAATGAGATATTACATGGAAAGGCGTTGCCACTATTTATTGGACCCCTTTTTCTTTTTCTTTTTCTTTGTAGGTTTTTTATACGGAGAAGCCATTATTGTACCGAGGTTAGTACTTCATCTGATTCAAGACTCATGGTTGCATTGACACCTTTATCAATATTTCTTGCATGTTGTTCAATAGCATCCATAAGTTTATCTTTCTCTACAGGTGTTAATTCTGCTTCTTTCTCAGGAATTCCTATCTGTGAGAGGCCATCTACTATAGCTTCAACTACAGCTAGTCTAGGTTTTAGTGCTCTGTTCTGTCCTAGAGTCTCTAACTTATAAAGAACCTTCAGAGGAATTCTTGCTGCACGTGGAGTATTAAGTGCTGCCTTAATATAACTGAGAACTTGTTTTTCAGTTGTTTGTGGATTATTAAGGAACTTATTCTCTACTGTATCAGATAAATCTAAAACATATTCAGGAATAATCATGAGCTCTGGAACATTAGGATCGTAAACTTCTATATCCTTTGACCCAACTAAAGTCATGAGTTTCTGTCTATCAATAGGTCTAAGTGTTGTCTTATCAATTATACAACTAGTCTTATTTATAAGTGCATTAAGTTTTATACCTATTGACTCATCAATTAACATTTGTGCTTTCTTTAGTCGTATGTGTATTAAATTATCTTCTACTTGTTCTACTTCTTCTACTTGTTCTACTACGGTTTCTACGACATCTGTTACTTCTTCTTCTGGACTTACATTCTTTGCTCTTGGCATATAATCCTCATGTAATAGTGGGGTACATAATGTACCCCACTATTTAGTGTTTAGATAAAGTCAGTTGAAGCTAGAGCTGTTAATGTTACGGCATTACTATTATCGAACACGTAGTTTCTATCAAGAATTACGTTCTTAGCAAGAGCTACACCCTTACCTTGTTCAATAGACATAAAACCATATCTTTCTCTAAGCTTTAAACCATGCATATCTACGAGTGGCTTGTCAAACTCTTCGATATTCAGTGACTCTCTGTTGATTAGGATACCTGTTGCACTAGCATCTACCATTGCGATAGATGTAGAAGGAAGACCTGCTGCTGGAGCAACGTTACCACCAGTAGCATTGTAAGCCATCCAAGGTGTCACAATCATTGTAAGAGGAGATGGAAGACCATTCGGTGGAATGTTATGGGTATTTCCAAGTGGATTCAGAGTATTCAAGAATGCATTAGCACCATTTCTTCCCTGAATGTTAGTTGGAGCTCCACCATTTTCATACTCACCAGTTGCAGCAGTACGTTGTCCTAGACCATTAAACTCAGTCGGCCAACCACCGTTTGCAGCTCCTTCAGGAATTCTGTTCGAAGTAAGAACATTTCCTGACATTACAATTTCTCTAATCTCTGGATCAGTTAAAAACATAGTCCATGCTAGAGGATGAGTAATCCAATGCGAAGGAGAGAAACCGCGAGTTACTAGATAAGCATACAGTTGAAAAACATCATTCAATGTCATACTACCATTCTGAGTACCAGCAATATTTCTACCTGTGCATGATCCTTCTATAGATGTATTATTAGTATCATTATCAAATACTACGATACCCATTTCATCAAGAAGTTTCAGACCTTTAAGCTCTTTGTGTCTTGCAAATGCTCTACCTGCAGCACGAAGCCAAAGACCAATAACATCGAATTGTGTATCTTCAATCATTTCATCTGTGAAATGAATCTGAATACCAACCTTGTCAACGTTTGTAGCTATGATTGAGCCCTCTCCCATGTCTGGGTAGGCTTCAGGGTATTCGGTTCCTTCGGGAATATCAGCTACAGTCATTGCACCGATTGAACCTATTTGTACTTGTCTACCTCTTTCTAGTTCCATACTTTGAAAAATGTTGTTAACTACAACAGCAGCGGGTTCTAGAGCCTCTCTCACAATAGTGGTTACAACAGTAGGAATAAATCTATTTACTTCTCCTGTTGTGAGCGCATCTTTTAAGTTCATTGTTACGAATGAGTCATTTTCCTCATCGTATGCTACACCATTGTTGACAAAGGCTGAGTGTAGATGTTCCACATGTTGCACGTCTTCCGGACTCATTGTAGTCCCGTCAGGCAACTTTAAATCTCTAATTCTCAAGGTTAAACAGCCTCCTTATGGATGGTACAAGAAATATCCTGTACCATCCCTTTGTATCTTAAGATACGTCCAATTGAATATAAGCAGCACCGATTGCACCACTTTTTACCATTTCAAGAACGTGTCTTGAAGTAGTAGCTAGACTCATTCCAGTCAGAGCATCTACCGCGAAATTATAAATAAATGCAGGGATACCATTAGTTTCTGTTCCTTGTAGTCCAGAACCTGGATAAGTATCTACTGCTTGTAATTGATCTTTAGGATAACGTGCATCCGTGTAAAGCAAACGACCAACGGTTTGCTGATCTCTTGCTACTGTAACTGACTGAGATTCTCCTGTTCCTTGTCCAACAAACTTACCATAAGCATCAGATTGTAGTAAACTACCTGCTCTTGCTCCAACAGAAGGATCTGCAGCACTATCAAAATAGAAAAACGAATGCTTCTTGTATACGGCATTGTATCCTACATCAGCAGTAACAGCATCAAATGCGCTATTTGCTCCTAGAACTTTAGTTGCGGCAAATGTTGATGTAGTTTGTGGTGTAGTATCACCATAATCGATATAAGGTAGAACAATCAGACCATCTGAAAGTACACCATACTGACTTGCATATAGATTATAGTTAAGACTCTTACCACGAATATCTTGCATAACATCCATGAAGACTACTCCAACTGGAGTATTCTTTGGTGTGTCAGCAAATTCAGCAGCAGTTACAATTGTAAGATCTGTATCTGGATGAACAACGGCTGCAGTAACATCGTCTGCAGCATATTCATATCTTACTGCTGATCCGCCATTAGCAGGAATTAAAAGACCTGCTGCAGTTTCGTGATAACCCCAGTAACTAGTATCAATATTTAGTGCAGTATAAGTTGCACCAGATACTGTCTCGTCATCGAATACAGGAATGCTACCTGAAGCTTCAATATCTGGAAGACCACCAGAGATACCAGTACCAGCAGTTGTAGTTACTTGATTAGTTATAAGACTTACGATTGTACCCTTAGTAATAACAATCCAATCGTCAGTCTCAACATCTTGCCATTGAACGGGAAGGGACTTCCAAGGATAAAATGCGCCAACAGGACGCATACCGCCGTCTCCACCTTGTTCTAATTCTCTACGAATTGGTGAAGTGCTGTACTTAGATGGGTTACTTCTTTGAGGACGTTTGTGATTACTTTGATTTAAAAAAACTAGATCTGACAATTTAAATTCACACTCCTAGTGCCCAAATTATTGGGTCTTTTTCTTTTGGAATAATCTCTTTATGGTTTCCGGTCCACTTTCAATATTCTTAGAGTCACTGATTTTCTTAGCTGGATCGGTATCCAGTACAGGATTATCTGCATTTTCAGTTGGCTTATTCGGCTTCTGATGTGTACCGAACTGTGTATCAGTGTTCAGTGCATCATATGTACTAACAATCTGATGTCCGTTCATATCAGTAATTACCGTATTAATAGCGTCCAGTCTTGCATCAGAGAAGTTCTCGGATTTGATAAGGTCAGACAATTGTCCAACTCTTATTTGTAGATCAACTAGAAGTGTAGCTCTTAGACGTTGAACTAGTCGATATAGACCAATGTTTTCATCAGTCATTGATTTCATGATTTCACTTTCATCTACTTGATCATCAAGTTGAGCCTTTAGAGCATCTACTTGAGTCTGCAGTTTACTTATGATATCCGATTTATCTTCTATTTCTTTCTGTACGTCTTCTAGTTTTGTTATGACTGCAGCATGTTCCAATACTTTTTCATCTGACATTCCATCCTTAAGTGTCTCTACTTCCTTCTCAAGATCCTTAATTTTTTCAGTTAGTGTTAAATCTTGGTTATCTTCTGCAGACTCGAATACGACTTTCTTCTGTAATATTACTGAAGAGAGCTTTGCTTTAGATCCTCTACCATTGTAAGCATCGAGAATTTCTAGAGCTGATTCAATGTGAACCATATCTGAAAGAGGAAACGTGGGTTTCTTCTCTGAGTGGGGACCACAAAATACTTTAACATCGTCACCTTCATAAAACTTGTCTCCAAGTTTTTCCTTCATTTGTTCAGCAACATGCTTGGCTAATTTAAAATCATGTTGTGTCCAATCGGTAACATCTAAATCTTCTTCTTTAGTTTCTATCTTATCTTCTACTTTTAGTGATACTGCTGCAACTTCTGCTGTCAGTTCAGTAGAATCTGTAATAAGAATTACTTCCTCTTGTTCTCCATTTGCATCGTCACCTATAGAAATAACTCCAGCGAAATGTGCATCGCTTTGATCTGCAGGGGTATTTACAAATGATACTTCTGAATACTTTCTTTCTCCTACATTCCATACACAAAGTTGATCTTCATAAGTTTTACCTTTTTCATGATCGCACTTTTCATCTTTGATAGCAACATTAGAACCGCAAATTGAGCATTCAATATGTTTGCTAGAGCAAGATGTAGAAACGGTTAAGTATGTACCGTCTATTACTTTCTTAATAGCATCCTGATCTGTGATGAGAACATCTAAGACAACAATACCAGTTGGACGATTTTCTCCTTCTTCACCATCTTGAAGTTGGAATTCTTCACGTCTAGCATCGTAGACCCTACCTAGAGGATCTTCTTGGTCGTTGTGAAATGTCACAACTGGCTTACCGAATGGTTTAATCCAAGACTTCAGACTATTATCGGTAGCTTCGCCGTCTACGTATCGAAACTTGTTCTCATTAACGTATCCCAGATGAGTTGCTGCCAATCGGACATTCAAAGCTTGGATATCAGATGCATCCTTATCTTTGAGAGTATCCATTATTTGGACTTTAACGGGATTTACATTTACAAATTTCAATTCTTTGTCACCTCTGTGACTATGTGATTCCAACTTTCCTTGTCAATTGTGTTACCGGGAACTTGTGACATCATCTTTATACATGCTAATATAGCTGCTTCAAGACTCTTTCTTAATTCCCATCCTTCTATTGCACCTGCTGCAAGTACAGCAGTCATGACATCTCCAGCCCCAATCACAGTTTTTGGTCTATGAGGGCTTATTCCCATGTAGCCTAATGGCATTCCGCTTCTATCTTCAAAATGAATAGGATCTGATCCATTAGTTACTACTACTCGACCTGGGGTCCACTCTGCTAACTTAGTTATAGCATCTAATGTATTATTAGTCGATGTTAAATCTAAGGCTTCTACAGAATTGGGTTTAACAATTATTTCTTCCGTCTTGTACGCATCAAAGAAAATCTTCTTAGGGTCAGCAATCCAAGTACGAAACTTACCTTTTAACTCTTTAAGAATTGGTTCACTTATATTTCCCTTATTATAGTCACTGGTAATAAGTACTTCACAACTATCGGGAATATCTAATGTATAGTCCATAATGGAATTTGGATCTATATCTATTCTTGTGAGAGTTTTACCTTTATGTAGATATCTATCTTTCTGACATAAAGTACCAGGAACTACGAAAGTTTTATCTAATAGATTTTTAGTATGACTAAAAATTTCTTTTACAATATTACTGCCATTTGGTCCTAGTATTACTGTAGGTATTCCCATATTAGCAAGACA